TTAAAAATGATGCTGATGCATTAAATGAATTTTATCGTCAGTTTCCAAGAACAGAGTCTCACGCATTTAGAGATGAAAGCAAACAATCTTTATTTAACCTTACTAAAATATACCAACAGATTGACTACAATGATAGTTTGATAAAGGAGCACTATAAGACTCGTGGATTTTTTCATTGGAAAGATGGAATAAAAGACAATCAAGTTATTTTTACCCCTGATGCAAGAGGAAGATTTTCAGTTAGTTGGACACCGGCAAAACATCTACAAAACAATGTCCATTTAAGGAATGGAATGAAACACCCCGGCAATGAGCATATTGGGTCTTTTGGATGTGATAGCTATGATATATCGGCAGTAGTTGGGGGGAGAGGGTCTAATGGGTCTCTTCACGGATTAACTAAGTTTAATATGGATGAAGCTCCGAGTAATGAATTTTTTCTTGAATATATAGCTAGACCTCAAACTGCTGAGATATTTTTTGAAGAAGTATTGATGGCTTGTGTATTTTATGGTATGCCAATTTTGATTGAGAATAATAAACCTCGATTACTTTATCATTTTAAAAACAGAGGGTATAGACATTATTGTCTAAATAGACCTGACAAACAATACAATAAATTATCTCCAACTGAGCGAGAACTTGGAGGAATACCAAACTCGTCAGAAGATGTAAAACAATCTCACGCTTCTGCTATTGAGTCTTACATAGAAAAATATGTAGGAATAGATTTTACAGGAGATTATAGAGATGGAGGAGATATGGGCACTATGCCATTTACACGAACACTAGAAGATTGGGCAAAGTTTGATATTAACGATAGAACTAAATTTGATGCATCTATAAGTTCGGGATTGGCTATTATGGCTAATCAAAAGCATTTATATATGCCGGAGAAAAAAGATTCAAAAATAAGTATTAACTTCGCAAGGTATTCTAATGATGGTTCAACAAGTCAATTAATAAAATGAAAAACGTAGCAATAGATATTACATCGTCAGCCTTTCCAAGTCAGTTAGCTACTGATAAAGAAAAAGCATCTGAACAATTTGGGCTACAAGTTGGTCAAGCTATTCAATATGAGTGGTTTAGAAAAGATGGTAACAATTGTAGGTACTATGGTCAATGGAAAGAGTTCCATAGATTAAGGCTCTATGCAAGAGGAGAACAAGGAGTTGGTAAGTATAAAAATGAATTAGCCATTGATGGCGATTTATCATATTTAAACTTAGATTGGACACCCGTTCCTATTATACCAAAGTTTGTTGATATTGTTGTTAATGGAATGTCTGACAGATTATTTAAGGTTAAGGTATATGCACAAGATGCTATGTCTCAATCCAAAAGAAGCAAATATCAAAATGCTATTGAAGGTCAAATGCTTGCAAAACCTGAGTTAAAAATTATAAAAGAAAAGTCAGGAGTTAATGCGTTTAGTATGGACCCTGAGAAGTTGCCTGAGACAGATGAAGAGCTTTCTTTATATATGCAACTTAACTATAAACCTGCGATAGAAATTGCAGAAGAAGAAGCTATCAATACTATATTTGATGAAAATCATTATGATGAGATTAGAAAAAAACTTGATTATGATGCTACTGTACTTGGTGTGTCTATTGCCAAGCACGAGTTTCTTCAAGGAACAGGAGTTAAAATATCTTATGTTGACCCTGCAAATGTTGTTTATAGTTATACTGAAGATCCATATTTCAGAGATTGTTTTTATTGGGGAGAAATTAAAACTCTTCCAATTACTGAATTAATGAAAATTGACCAAAAACTTACCAAAGAAGATTTACAAGAAATAACTCAATATAGCCAAGGGTGGTATGATTATTTTAATGTAGCTCAATTTTACGAGAATAGTGTTTTCTCAAGAGATACTTGTACTTTAATGTATTTTAATTATAAGACTACAAAAAAAATAGTTTATAAAAAGAAAATACTTGAAAACGGTGGTTCAAGAGTTATTGAGAAAGACGATAGTTTTAACCCTCCAACAGCAATGATGGAAGAAGGTAATTTTGAAAAAATAGAAAAAACTATTGATGTTTGGTATGAAGGTATTATGGTTATGGGAACTAATATTCTATTGCAGTGGAAATTGTCTGAGAATATGGTAAGACCTAAATCGGCAAGTCAGCACGCTTTACCAAACTATATAGCATCAGCACCTCGTATGTATAAAGGAGCAATTGAGTCTTTAGTTCGTAGAATGATACCTTTTGCAGATCTTATTCAAATTACCCATTTAAAGTTACAACAAGTAATTAATCGTGTTGTTCCTGATGGTGTGTTTATTGATGCTGATGGTCTTAATGAAGTTGACCTAGGAAATGGAGCAGCTTATAATCCTGAAGACGCTTTAAGATTATATTTTCAAACAGGTTCTATTGTAGGTAGAAGTTTTACGGGAGATGGAGACTTAAACAATGCTAAAATTCCAATTACTCAATTAAGTTCTAATGCAGGAACAGGAAAAACACAGATGCTTATTGCTAATTATAATCACTATATGGATATGATTAGAACGGTAACAGGATTGAATGAAGCAAGAGATGGCTCTACTCCTGACCCTAATTCATTAGTTGGTTTACAAAAGTTAGCAGCTTTGAACTCAAATACAGCTACTCGACATATACTTGATGGTGGATTATTTATTTATCGTTCAATGGCAGAAGCATTGACATATAGAATTGGAGATATTTTAGAGTACTCTGATTTTAAAGATGAATTTATTAATCAAATTGGTAGATACAATGTATCTATTTTAGGAGATATAGCAGACCTTTATATTTATGACTTTGGTATTTTTATTGAGGTTGCGCCTGATGAAGAACAAAAAGCACAACTTGAAGCCAATATTAATATGGCTTTATCTAAAGGAGATATTAATCTTGAAGATGCTATTGACATACGAGAACTTAGAAATCTTAAGCTTGCTAATCAATTATTAAAGATGAAGCGAGTTAAGAAACAAGAACGTGAAGAGCAAATGCAAATGCAAAAACAAGCAATGCAAGCTCAACAGCAGTTGAAGTCTCAGGAAATGGCAGGTCAAATGGCTATTCAAAAAATGCAAACAGAAGTTCAAATTAAAGGTCAATTATTACAGATGCAAACTGAGTTTAATATTAAAACCATTCAAGTTGAAGCTGAGTTAAAATCACATTTAATGGCAGAAGAATTTATGTATAATGAAAAAATTCACGGTATGGAGATGGAAACATTAAATGGTCGTGAGAAATCTCGTGAAGATTCTAAATCTAAACGTATTAGCCAACAAAATACAGAGCAATCTAAATTGATAGACCAACGTAAAAATAACTTACCTCCATTGAATTTTGAATCAAATGAAGATAGTTTAGATGGTTTTGATTTTGCTGAATTTGACCCTCGTTAAAAAATAAACAAAAATGTTTATATTTGTAAAAAATTAAATCAAATCAAATGGAAATGAAAGTAAGATTATTAGATGGTATAGAAGAAAAAGGAGTTGCTCAAGTTGAACAAGAATTAATTGAGAAACACGAACAACAATTTTCTGATGTTAAAGTACCCGGACAAGATGCTCCCGTAGTAGATACTATTGTGATAGAAACTCCTATAGCAGAAACTCCTATAGTAAGTACTAATAATGAATTAAGTGAAGAACAAGTTCTTTCATATATTGGAAAAAGATATAATAAGCAGATTAATTCATTAGATGAATTAGCAGCTCAAAGAGAGGAAGCCGAGGCTTTACCTGAAGATGTTGCTGCTTATATGAAATACAAAAAAGAAACAGGAAGAGGTTTTGAGGATTTTTTAAGTCTTAAAAAAGACTTTGATTCAATGGACCCTGAAAGTTTACTTGAACAATATTTATCAGTAACTCAAGAAGGACTTGATGATGATGACATTGACTCTTTAATGGATGACTATCGATATGATGAAGATATTGATGATGAATCACATATTAAAAGAGTTAAAATTACAAGAAAAAAGGCAGTTGCAGAAGCTAAAAAGTTTTTTAATAATCAGAAAGAACAATATAAAGTGCCACTTGAGTCAAGTGTTCCACTCGTTTCTGATGAGGAAAAAGAAACTTACGAAAGCTACAAGCAATATACCAAGCAAGCGAAGACTATTGATGAGGAGAATGAAAGAAAAAGAAATTGGTTTAACCAAAAGACTGATGAGGTATTTAACGGAGAGTTCAAAGGTTTTGATTTCAATGTTAATGATAAGCGAATCACTTTCAATCCCGGAGATGCTAATGAGCTTAAAAAAGCACAAGCTACACCTGCAAACTTTATAAATAAGTTTTTAGATGAGCAAGGCTTAGTTAAGGATGCAGCAGGTTATCATAGGTCATTAGCGGTTGCTATGAATCCGGAGAGGTTTGCAAGGTTCTTTTATGAACAAGGGCAATCAGATGCAACGGAAGGTACTATGAAAAACATTAAGAACATTCAAATGTCCACAAATAGAGCACCTGAAATTACAAAATCAACGGAAGGAATGCAGGTAAAAGCGATAAATCCTGATTCAGGTAGAAGTCTAAAAATTCGCAGTATAAAAAGAGTATAAATTTTAAATTAAAAAAAAATGGCAAGTGCATTATTAGCAAGTCCTACTTATCAATTACAGCCAAGTGCTGAGCAAGTAGCGCTACAGACAAACTATATTACTAACTTTAACTTTTTAAATCAGTATCTTCCTGATACTTACGAAAAAGAGTTTGAAAGATATGGTAATAGAACCATCGCATCATTCTTAAGAATGGTAGGTGCAGAGATGCCTTCTAATTCTGACCAAATAAAATGGGCAGAACAAGGTCGTCTTCACATTAAATACACCGACATCACTTCAGCAGCAGCAATTAATGCTAACACAGCAACTTTCACAGTAGCTGATGCAGGTGTTACTTACATCGCAATTAGAGTAAATCAAACTGTGATGATTCAGAACAACGCTACAGGAGTTTTCAACAAAGCAATCGTAACTGCTGTTCCTTCTGCAACTACTTTTACAGTAGCTTACTATGAGGCTACAGGACAAGCATTTGCTGTATCTACAGTTTGTACTGTATTTATTTATGGTTCTGAGTTCAAAAAAGGAACTACCGGAATGGTTGGTTCTTTAGAGGCAGAAGACGAAATCTTCTCTAACAAGCCTATTATCTTAAAAGATAAATATGCTGTAAATGGGTCTGATATGGCTCAAATCGGATGGGTTGAAGTTACTACTGAGAATGGTGCTACAGGTTACTTGTGGTATTTGAAATCAGAGCACGAAACTCGTTTGCGTTTTGAAGACTACATCGAAACTTCAATGATTGAAGCAGTTCCTGCTGAAACAGCTTCAGGTGCTTCTGCTTATCTTGGTGGTACAGGTCAAGGTGGTTCTGAAGGTATCTTCTATGTTGTAAACAATAGAGGAAATGTTTGGGGTGGTGGTACACCAACTACATTACAAGATTGGGATACAATTGTTGCTCGTTTAGATAAGCAAGGTGCTATCGAAGAAAACGTAATATTTGTTAACCGTGGATTGTCTTTTGACATTGACAATATGTTAGCTCAATTGAACGGATACACCGCAGGTGGTGTTGGTCAATCTGCATCTTTCGGTTTATTCGATAACGATGTTGATATGGCGTTAAACTTAGGTTTCACAGGATTCCGTAGAGGTTATGATTTCTACAAATCTGATTGGAAATACCTAAACGACCCAACTATGAGAGGTGGATTGAACACTGCTGCTGCAACAGCAACAGGTACAATTACAGGTCTTATGGTTCCTGCAGGTTCTACTTCAGTGTATGACCAAATTATGGGTAAAAACGCTAAGAGACCTTTCTTACACGTTAGATACCGTGCTTCAGAAGCTGAAGACCGTAGATACAAAACGTGGATTACAGGTTCTGCCGGTGGAGCTCAAACATCTGACTTAGATGCAATGGAGGTTAACTTCTTGTCTGAAAGATGTGTATGTACTTTAGGTGCAAACAATTTCGTATTATTCCGTTTTGGATAATATATAGTAAAATGGGTGCGGTGTAAACCACCGCATCTTTTTTTTTAAATAAATCAAATTAAATTAAATCATAAATAAAATGGCAACAATAGTTTCAGTAAACAAAGTTTACAAATTAACAGCAGGGAGTCCACTTTCCTATAGCTTAGCATCAAGAAATCATCCAAGATTCCCACTAATGTGGTTTGATGAAAAAAAGAATCAAAATAGAGCTTTAAGATATGCAATAAACCAAAAGTCTCCTTTCGAGGATGAGCAAGATGGTAATGCAATTGTTGAGCCAATTATGTTTGAAGATGGCTTTTTAAGCGTTCCAAGAACAAATCCTGTGCTGCAAGAGTTTTTGCATTATCATCCTTTAAATGGAAGAGTATTTATTGAAGTAGATGATGAAAAAGATGCTGCTGACGAGGTTGAAGATTTAGATATTGAGATTGATGCTTTAGTTGAGGCTAGAAAACTTTCTCTTGAGCAAATAGAAACTCTTACAAGAGTTATGTTTGGTAAAGACCCTTCAACAATTTCTACAGCAGAATTAAAAAGAGATATATTAGTGTTTGCTAAAAATGACCCAAGAGGATTCTTGGCTACATTGAATGACCCTGAGCTACAATTTCAAGCTAAAGTTAGATTATTCTTTGAAGAAAAATTATTAGCATTACGCAATGGAAATAAAGAAGTTTGGTTTAATACGCCAACAAACAAAAAGAAAATGTTATCAGTACCTTTTGGCGAAGACCCTTATGATATGGTGTCTCATTTCTTATCAAGTGATGATGGAATTGATTCTCTTAAAATGTTAGAAGCAAACTTACCGCAATAACATAACCGGATTGGTCTAAAATTAGCACAGAATTATTTCTGTGCTTTTTTTTATGTATATTTGTAAAAAGATTTAAAAAATGATAAACGAAGTTAGAAATACAGTACTATCCGTATTAAATAAAAATAATTATGGGTATATTTCTCCATCAGACTTTAATTTATTTGCTGAAAATGCACAGATGGAGTTATTTGAAGAATATTTCATTAACTACAATAAAGCTATAAATGCGGAAAATGCCCGTGCAAACGGAAGTGATTATGCTGAAATTGAAGGTCCTATTGCAGAAACTCTTGAAGGTTTTTTAGTTACAAATTATTTAGCACATTTGAGCTCAAATAAATACTTAGCACCATCTCTTACTACAACAGCAGACACTCCTTATTATATTTTAAAAATGCTTTGTCATACAAAAAAATTGACAACAGGAACAAATACAAATATAAATACTTTTCAGTTAATTGACACAAATGCAAATTTTTTATCTGATGGCATTTTGGTTGGAGACATTGTTGCCAATCTAACAACAGGAGCTGTAACAAATGTTTCTTCCGTGGCTTCGAATGCAATAATAAATCTTGATTTAGATTATTTTTTAGCTTCAGGAGAAGACTATAATATTTATTCAAAAGCATCAAAAGAAGCTGATAAAGTTAGTGTTGGAAAAATTACAATGCTTAATGCATCTAACATTACAAGCCCAACTGAGTTTTATCCATCATATACTCTTGAGGGAGAAAGAATTACTTTATTTCCTGATACCATAGATGCAAAAGGAAAAGTTGAATGTGTTTATTTTAGACTTCCAAAAACTCCAAAGTGGACTTATGTTACATTAGTTAGTGGAGAACCTTCATTTAACCAAACTCAAATTGATTATCAGGACTTTGAACTTCCTTATACAGATAATTATGCATTAGTAATGAAGATACTTCAATACTGTGGTATCTCAATTCGCGAAATGGAAGTTGCTCAATTTGGAATGGCTCAAGAACAACAAAATAATCAACAATAAAATAAAAATAAATGGCATATATATCGCAATATGAATATTATGACAATAATGGGAATGTACCTCAAGATGCAAATTGGGGGTCGTACCAATATATTAGTTTAGATGATGTAGTCAATAATTTTTTATTGATGTACGCAGGAAACCATTCTTTAGTAAATAACGAAGAGAGGTACAAAATAATTTTTCACGCAAAACGAGCTATACAAGAACTTAATTATGATGCATTTAAAGAAATTAAGATATTAGAATTAAGCGTGGCAGATTCACTAAGATATGTGCTTCCTTCTGATTATGTTAATTGGGTTCGTATTTCTTTATATAAAAATGGTTATTTAAGACCTTTGACTGAAAATATTCAAGCAATATCTTCTAATGCATATCTTCAAGACCAACAAGGAAATATTTTATTTGACCAAAACGGAAATATACTTAAACCTCAATATTCTGATATTGATTATGACAGATTGATGGGATTAAAGAAAAGTATTTACCTTAATCAAGGAAATCAATTTCACGGGTCAGAAGGTTGGTGTATGGATGGAATGTGGTATTTTGAGAAAAGATTTGGACTAAATACTGAAACTGCAAATTTTAACCCTACTTTTAAAATTGATAAAAAATCAGGAGTTATAAATTTTGACTCAAGTATGGCAGGGGAGATTTGTATTCTCGAATACGTTTCTGATGGTATGGAAGGAGGGGATAATTCTTTGATTACTGTGAATAAATTATTTGAAGCATATATATATGCTGCTATTGAATATGAAATATTAAGTTCTAAATTTAATGTTCAAGATTATCTTGTTAATCGTTGTCGCAAAAAAAGAGCAGCGTTATTAAGAAATGCAAGAATAAGAATTAGTAACATTCATCCGGGAAGACTCTTGATGAATTTAAGAGGTATGGATAAGATAATTAAATAGTATGGCAAATTTCACAAGAAATTTTTTAGCAGGAAGAATGAATAAAATCGTTGATGAACGATTACTTCCTGATGGCGAATATGTTGATGCTATGAATGTTAGAATGGGGTCAACAGAAATGGCTGAGGTAGGAGTTGTTACTAATACAATGGGTAATATTTTGCTTTCTCCTGAATTAAGATATATTGATGGAACATTATTAAGTACTGAGGCAAGAACAATTGGTGCTATTGAAGACAGTGCTAACGAAACAATATATTGGTTTGTTCACGACCCTGCATTTACAACTACAGCATCAGGACCAAACCCTACAAATAAACTTGATTTAGTTGTTTCTTTCAATGTGCTAACAGGTATATTGACATATCATATTATTAGTATAAATGATGGAACTAATATAAATACTACTTTAAATTTTAATTCAACATATTTAATTACGGGAGTAAATTTAATTGATAAACTTTTATTTTGGACAGATGATTATAATGCTCCAAGAAATATAAATATAAAAAGAAAATATCCTAATCCGGTTGCAAATCTTGATGTATTAAATTATGAGACAATTCTTGTTATAAAGAAACCGCCTATAGAATCTCCTACTGTAACTCCTATTACTACAAGCGGTCAACAAAATTTTTTAGAAACAAGATTTATTTGTTTTGCTTATAGATACAAGTATATAGATGGAGAGTATTCTGCTACATCTCAATGGTCTGACCCTGCATTTGTTCCCAATCAATTTCAATTTAGTATTAATAGTATGCTAAATGAAGGAATGACTAATTTTTGTAATACAGCAATTATAAATTACAATACAGGAGGACCTCTTGTTGTTGGTATTGATTTGTTATTTAAGCAGTCAGAAAATAATGTAATTAAGATTATTCAGCAAATTAATAAAGCAGATGCGGGGTATTCTGATAATCAGATTGTACAATTTTCATTCAATAATAGTAAAATATTTACAATACTAAATGAAGCTGAGATTTTAAGACTATATGACAATGTACCACGTTTTGCTAAAGCCCAAACTATTATGGGTAATAGACTTATGTATGGTAATTATATTGAAGGATATGATTTAATTGATAAAAATGGCCAACCAACTAAAATTGAATACTCTACAAATTTAATTACAGAAGTAATTGGAAATACAGATTTAGTAGATAGTACACAAAGCGGTATTTATAACATAGACCCGGCATCAATAGGTTTATCAGTTGATAACTGTGCTGTGGCTTTTGATTTAGGAACTTCTCCATTAGTTGAGGGTGCTGCAATATCTTTAGATGTTACATTATCTCATAAGCAATGGTCAGGAGACACGCCATTTCCTGACGAAGAAACAGATGGAATATCTCTTTCTTTTAGTTTTTTATTAACTCAAAACTATACTTCTGTATATGAGTTGGCTACAAGTCCTCAGTTTGAAAATGCAGTAGGTACAGCTTTAAATATACTTCCTGTTTCAACAACTGTTATAGGTCAAGACACTTCTTGTAATGGAGTTACATTTACAGATTCTTTCAATTGTTTATTGCCAAATAATTTAGGGACTGCTCCTAATACACTTATAAAAAAAGCAAGTGGAATTAACGCCATTACAGCTGCGTTACAGCCAATAAAAATAATAACTACTCCTGCAAGTACGTTAATTATATTTCAATTTCTTGCAATGCAATATGTAGATGATATAACTACTCCAACAAAAACTTGTTATGAATATTATGAAGCAACTTTTGCAAAAGCTGTATTTCAAGAAATTTCAAGTCCTCAGAGCTTACATAGTAATAGAGGATACGAAGTTGGATTAGTATATATGGATGAGTTTAATAGAGCTACGACAGCTTTAGTTAGTACTAACAATTCAGAGTTTATTCCTTGTGGATATGCTCCAAATAAAAATAGTATTCAAGTTGTTATACCTTTTACTCAAAGAGCGCCTAAATGGGCTACAAGATATAAGTTTGTAATTAAACCTGATGTTGAAAGATATGAGACTATTTACAGCAATTTATTTTTTGTTGACACTGAAACAAATGAAGCGTGGTTTCTTCTTGAAGGGGAGAATATGAGAAAAGTTGAAAATGGAGATAGATTAATTGTTAAGGCAGATACTCAAGGACCAACTTTAAATTGTATTTATACAACTGTACTTGACAAACAATCTCAAGCAGAAGGATTTCTTGAAATACCAACAGAATCAGATCCTACTAAATTTCTTAAGGTTCCTGCAGGTTTATATATGAAGTTAAATCCAAGTACTTTTAACTTAATAAAAACTGAAAATGCTATAATAGCACCGGGTCAAATACAAGTTTATGGAGCAGGTGGAGACCACGTTTTTTTAAAATACCCAATGAATGTTGATGGTACTGACCCTTCAAATCCAACTTTTACTTTTACTGATTATGATGTTCCTTCCGGTAGTAGAATTGATTGGTACACAGATTGGAATAGAGCAGGTATTAATGATTGTGAACAAAGAGGATATACTTTAGATAAAGTTTATACTTCATCTTCTGATTACGATGATATGTATCAATGGTTTGTTGGAGACAATATTGAGCTTACCATAAATACAGGTGTTGATAAAGGAGATGGAGAAACAAATGTGTTTATTCCGGGGACAACTAGAAAATTAAGTGACCCACTAACAGGAACCGTAACTTCATTAGCTACTAATAAACTTATTGACAGCACTGCTACATTTATAACAGATGGTGTTGTACCGGGAGTTAGGGTAATTGTTCCTTTTGGAATTGTTCAAATTTACAAAACAGTTGTAAATGTAATAAGCGAAACAGAATTAGAATTAAATTATTCTTTTATAGCAGTTGGCGATGGATATACAATAAAATGGGAAAGTTATGATATAAACTTTTGGAGATTTTATAGAGAACCAACTACTAATGAACTTAGTATATCTTTTAGTAGTACAAATAGTTGTACGGGTAAAAATTATAAGCGTTCTCGTAGAATTTATATTAAAGCAAACATTGAAGTATTTCGTGCAGAGAATACACTTATATTTGAAACAGAACCTTCTGATGCTTTGCCTGATGTATTTTTTGAAAATAATTTATCATTTTCTATTGACATAGATGGAAATCACGCAGGAAACATACAAGACCAAGATATAATAACAGGAACTCCTGCTATAGTTGACACTCAGTTTTTTAACTGTTATTCTTTTGGTAATGGAGCTGAAAGTTATAAAATACGTGATTCTATTGTAGGAAGGCCTTTTAACTTTGGAGAAAGAGTAACTACAGTTGCTGAGCAAGATTATAAAGCTGCTGACAGATTTTCAGATATCACTTATAGTGGAATTTATAATGGGGAGTCAAACGTAAATAAATTAAACGAGTTTAACTCAGGGCTTTCAAACTTTAAACATTGCGAATCTTCATTTGGAGAAATACAATTATTAGATGGTAGAAACACAGATATTCTAACTTTGCAAGAAGATAAAATATCTTACGTTTTAGCAGAGAAAAACTTATTGTCTGATGCAAGTGCCGGAGGTATAATTACAGCGACTCCTGAGGTATTAGGAACGCAAATGGCACGTACTGAAAAGTATGGTATTAGTTTTAATCCTGAGAGTTATGTTCAATGGGGATTTGATAGATTCTTTACTGATGCAAAACGTGGAGCTGTTATACAATTAAAGGGTGGGGATTCTCAATCTGAACAATTGGTAGCTATATCCGAACAAAGTATGAGAACTTGGTTTAGAGATAAATTTAACGCATCGTTTAATTTTCAAAAACTTGGAGGTTTTGACCCTTATATGAATGAGTATGTATTGTCCATGAATGACCAACAACTACCTTCAAATCCTCAATGTTTGAGTTGTGGTGTAAGTCAAACATTTACATTATCTGTAGGTACAGAAGCATTTAAAACTTTTGTATATTGTGTTGATTTAGGTCCATTAGTAGGGTTAAGTGAGATAACTTGGTCTTTTTTAAATATAGAAGCAGGAGCAACTTTAGAAGTAAGCGTAGATTATGATGGAACTATTGTGACTTCAGGACCAACAAATTTAAATGGAAGTATTTTCTTTAATAAGAATGATATATTAATTGAAACAGCAGAAATAACTCTTACATACACGGGAGATATGGTTGTGGATATACTTGCTGATTGTTGTCAAGCCGAGCCAATGACTGTCGTTGAGGTTGTTATAACAAATGATTCTGAGTCAGGAAGTACTATACACACTCAATATAGATATACAAATGGGACTTTTATAGGACCACTTCTTCAAAACTTGGTTTTATTTTCAAGCGGATCAGGAGTTCCTCTTGTATCAAGATATAATACTGTATCGGGATTTGTAGGTAACGGAGGATTTCCTCCTGAGTTTAGTAATATGAGATTAGCAACAAATGCTATAGCACCTGATAATTATGTATTTGATATAGCTCAAGATAAATTTAGATATTTTAGAAGTTCTACATTATACAATAATAACAATATTGATATTCAAGCATTATTGATGGTATCTACAACTGCTACTCCTAATGCAGGTTCAGCTCCGCTATACTATGCAGATTTTACAGTTCCTGCAAGTTCAAACGGAGAGTATCTTTATTTAATTTGGGATTTGAGAGATGCTATACCGGCAGAATTATGTTTTGGAGAAAATCTTAATGATTCTTGTTGTAATTGTGTTTTAGATGATTACTATTTAAATGCATCTTTTGCTACAGCTACTTGTGTATTTGATGATATTAACTTATCTGTTGTTTCTGCAAATGGATTTTATTCAACAGGAGGATTTGTTAGAGAGTTAGTAGATGGATTATTATTACCTCAGCAACCTTGTGGTTCTTGTGGAGTTGAAGTACTTTTGTGTTTTGGAACAAGTGTTAGTGATGTTTGTTGTAATTGTGGTTTAACGTGTCCGACACCTTTTAATTATTATCAAGTAACAAATAATGAGGCTTTTAACACAACAGTTTATATATATAATGAATTTGGAATACTCACAAGTTTACCTTTAGCAGCTTCATCAACAACTGCTATATATTGTTCTATTGGAGAACCTTTTTCTAATACAAGTATAACTATTACTTATTTCAATTGTGATTGTGTCTTTTAATTAAAAAAATATGGCAATAAATTCAACATTTTATTTAGACGCTGCTGATTTAACTACAGCTACAGCAGTATATTTGGACTTATTATTAGTCAACATAGCTCCTGATGGATTCTATGGAGATGGAACAATAACAAGACAGCAGTCATTAGGAATACTTTTAACTGCTGAGGCTTGCGTATTTCCTTGTCTGACACCTTGCGGAGGAGAGCAGGTTAATGGCTCAGGAGAAGAAGGAGTTTACATATTTGATTTAGATGTAGGATCTAGTTTAGGTGCTGTACTCATTAAATTTTATCCTCAAAATATTCCTGATGGAATTAGAGCTACTTATGACGGAGTAGTTTACAATAAACTATCTTCTCCTTTCTTTGGAGAATTACAAAGTTCAAATTATGGAGGATTTACAATGGTAGGAGCTTCATTTCCGGGCTCTGTAGCGACTTGTACTGCTTGGTATCCATCAGGAGCTACTTTACCATCTTTAAATCAGTATTTATATAATCCTGCAACAGATGTATTTGACCCTACAGGAAACACACAATCAGTTACTATAGCTGTTGGGGATATTGTATTAACTCCAAGTTCTCCCGCTTTCTGTGTGATGGTAATACCAAAAACATCTGCAAGTCCTAATCTTGTAAATATTGAAATATTAGGGGCTTGCGTGAGTACATCTTGGGATATTAATATGTTTTGTCCTGCAGAATTAGAGTTTTTTCAAGGAACAATTAATTTTGCAACAGCTTCTGTTCCTTGTGTAACACCAATAGATCAAGGATATTTTTTTGTAAGCGTACAAAATACGCCTCAAGTTTATATTAGTTTATATGATTATATATTTTTAGATTATAATGGAGAATTTCCTGTTCCTGATGGTTTTTACGGTACAGGCTTTACACTTTTAGGGAATGAAGTAATAGAAGTGTCTAATGGAATAGTAATAGGAATAACAGCTTGTATTTAATATTATGAATTATACATTATCATATAGCGAAGGAGTTGCCGGTTGGGTATCTTTCTATTCTTATTTTCCTGATTGGATGATTGGAATGAATAATTATTTTTATACTTTCAAAGGAGGGAATCTTTACAGACATAATGTAAATAGCAACCGCAATACTTTTTATCAGCGTTGGTGGGATAGAGTAGATTTTCCTATTGTTCCTTCTCCAAATGCATTTACACCAACGTCTATTCAAACGGTATTTAATAATGCTGCTCTTGAGAATAAATTATTTAAAACTTTAAATATAGAAGGAGATGCTCCTTGGGGTGCTACTTTACAAACTGATTTACAGTTTTCAGGATTTATAGACCAATCTTGGTATGAAAAGAAAGAAGCATCTTATTTTGCTTTTGTTAGAAATAATTCAAATGGACAACTTGCCCTTAGAAGTGTAAATGGTATAGGAAATAGTTTAACTGTTGATTTTGCAGGTACAAATAATGCTGAAGTTAATTTTAGTATCAACCCATTGGTATCTATAGGAAACATTATAAGTATTGGAGATTATGTTTATTTTGGAGCAAATCCTCAATTTGCAGGACCTGTAATTGATGTTATAGTTGATTATCCGGCAGGCATAAATAGAATAATTGTAAATAACAATATGATTACTCCTTTAACTACTCCAATACCGGGGAATGTTAATTATTTCTTATATATTAAAAACTCCGTAGCTGAGTCTCACGGTGTTTTAGGACACTATTGTATAACTACATTATCTAATAATTACAATAGTAAAGTTGAATTATTTGCAGTTGAAGCTAATGTAATGAAAAGTTTCCCTTAAATTTAATATCTTTGTATCAATATGGAGTTAGAAATTAGACCTCTTTACGACACAGACTACGAAGAAATTCTTATAGAATGGTGGAAACAATGGAATTGGCAAGCTCCTGCAAAAGATTTTTTGCCTGATGATGGTAAAGGAGGGATGATAGTTTTTGATGGAGATACTCCAATTTGTGCAGGTTTTGTATATATTACAAATTCAAAAGTGGCTTGGGTAGATTGGATTATATCTAACAAAGAGTATAGAATAAAAGACAAAAGAAAAGAAGCCATAAGATTATTAATAGAGTCTCTTACAAATGTTTGTAGGAATACAGGAAGTAAATATGGCTACGCTTTAATTAAAAATCAAAGTTTAATTCAAGTCTATAAAGACCTTGGTTGGTCTAAAGGCGATGGATATACAAGTGAAATGATAAAAATACTATAATATGGGAGTAGCAACAGCAGTAGCAATAGGAGGGTTAGCCCTTTCAGCAGGAACAACAGCGATGTCTTTTATCCAAGCGGGAGAACAAAAAGCAAAACAAAGAGAGGCAGAAGCCGCGGCCGCTGCGGCAATGGCAGAGGCACGTAAAAAACTTGAAATTAATTTTACTGATGAATTAGCAGTTAACAAGGAACCTTACGAACTACAAAGAGATGCTATGTTATCTCAAGGGGCTTTGGCTATTCAAGCAGGACAAGAGTCTGAAAGAGGTTCAGTTGCTACGGCAGGTAAAGTTCAAATGGCTATGAATGAAGCTCAAGCCGGTATTCGTACTGATATGAGCAAAGAGATGACTGATATTCAAAACAAAAAAATTCAAGAGGCAAGTCGTTTAAGGGACTTAGGTGTTCAGTTAGATTTAGGAGAGGCTGAAGGAGCTCAAATGGCAGCAGCAAATGCTGAAGAAGCCGCAACTGCACATACAGCTCAAGGAATACAAGGAGTTGTATCTACAGCGCAACAAGGATTAAATATGATTCCTTTGTTTGCAAAAAAAGATGGACCTATTACTGATTTTACTACAGGTGGAGGTCAATTGACTGTAAGTGATAGAAGTGGAAAAAAAGGAGGTGTGGTAAATATGACAGACTCTTTATCTCAAAGCTCTGCATTTGACCAATATCCTAGTGTAGGTTCTGATAGAAGATTAAAGAAAAACATAGCTAAAATTGGAGAATCTTTAAGTGGATTAAATATATATTCTTTTGAGTATATAGACCAAGCTAAATTCGGAGAAGGTATTTTTCAAGGAGCAATGGCTGATGAAGTACCACAGAACGCAGTTACAAAAGGAAGTGATGGATTTGACAGAGTTAACTATTCTTTATTAGATATAGAATTTAAAAAAATA